TGTGATACATTCTTAAGATTAATAACAGGAGAATCTGGATGGTCTAATTCACCCAATGCTCTACGTTCTTTAATAAGTTGTCCGTATTTTTGGCACTCTCTCATTAAGATTTCCTTTGGATATCTTCTATTATTTTGATTTGGAGCACCAGCTCTTTGAAGAATTCCCTGAACTAAATAAGTTCCGTTTTCTTCTTTAACGAGTTTTGCCTCAAAAAGATGTGTTTCTATCAGAAGATTCTTACTCATTTTTTTAAATCATTTTTTACTTTATCTATCGCTTTACTACTCAAATCATTCCAAGATTTAGAAATAATAGTTTTGAGTTGATTTTCTATTTCCGTTTTATCTATATTAGAATTTTTAACTCCAACCTGTTTTGATATTTGTGATTGTACCAATGGCATTTTCACAATTTTATCAATGGTAGTATTATCCATTCCCCGTTGTGGGTTAATCATTTTAGACATATCATCTACAAATTTTTTGTTATTTGATAATGAATCTAAAATTTTCTTAACCGGTTCTTTATAGTTTGGTTTTCCGGAAAAATAATTTAATCCACCTTTAACCAACTCATATAAATAATAAAAAACAACCTTACCTATGATAATACTACCCAAAACGGATAGCAGTCCAATAGCAAGATTCTCATTTACTTTTTTTTTTGTTCGTTTTTAGCTCTTAATTGTGCTAAATCCGATCCTTCAATCTCACCATCCTTATCTACATCAATTTGTTTTTGCTTATCGGTCAATTCGTTATACCCAGTTAACTTTCCTTCCTGCTTTGCTTTATAAGCTTTATCAACTGCATTGAAGAATTTTTTCTTTTCATCATCGGACATAGAATTAATATCTTTTCCGCTTTTATCTAACATCGTTTTAAACAATTGTTGATAATCGTTTTCTTCTTTAACGACTTGTTTGATAAGTTCTTTTAATTGATTTATGTTCATTTTATTCTGATATTTGTCTTATTTTTTGGTCCAATTTTAATAATCTTTCCTTTATAGCATAAATATGGTGATTGGTTCTTTTCCAGTAAGATTTATTATCTACACCACTTTCATTCTTAATTTTACCATACCAATTGAGAAATCTTTCCATTTCTTTCAATTGTTTGTTGATATTGGATATACCCCTTCCAATTTTTGCCTGTGCGGTTGATTCATCTCTTTTTAATTCTAACCAACGATTTTCACTAACAACACTATATCCTGTCAAATCTGCTAATCTCTTTCCTTTCTTTTTTTCATTATCGGCTTTTCCAAATGCTTTAGGTGTATTGTACCCCTGCACATTCGCAGTAGTATTCATTTCCCTAACCATCTTACGGATTTTTTCTTTTAGTTCACTTATTTGTATATCTTTATTCATATTATGATAAAATATAAGCTAAGCCAGAAGTCACCGTTACAGATTTTGGATAACATGGTAAAGGTTGTCCCTGTGCAATATATTCCAATTTAAGTGTGGAACCACCATCCAATACTACTGAACCCGAACAGGTTGCGGTCATTCTCATTACTCCCCATGCATTTCCAGGTGCCGATGCACTTCCTGAAACTTGTAATACGTTGGCTATTCTATAATTTGTCATTTTACTTTATATTTTTTCTTAATTCGCTTAATAATTCGTAGGTCATCATCATTGCTGATAAGTGTTGTTCCTTAATTTTTTTAACTGATTTAATTTTTTTAATATTTGCAATCGTTTCAGCTAATTTAATTTTAGTAACTTTATCTGATACTTTTGAACCAACTTCTTTTAATTCGTTTGTTAATTTAAAAACTTCATTAAAAACATATTCGTTCAATTTACCTGTGTTGTTTATGTTGTTTATGTATTCTCTTAATAACGATTTTTGTTCGTTAGTAAGATTTTTGTATTTTGAGTTGAACGATTCTACTAATAATTTATAAGATACTGCTCTCAAATCTTCATCTTGTTTTTTATATTCTTCCAAAACAGCATCTTTGATTTTAGAATCTTTGTTTTGAATAGAAGAATTGATTATATTTTCTGCAATTGTAAAACGAGAACTAACCACATCCGTTGGGTCATATTGTTCATCGGTAGTTACCGTTTCAAATAATTTATAAATAGATGCTAATGTTTTGTAATTAGAAATTGAAGATTTAATAAACTCATCTAAATTATAAGTTTCTTTAATCTCTTTAATAAGATTGTATTTTTCTTTTATAAGTTTTTTCTCGTCTAATCTTTTCCTAGCTTCCAATATCGTATTGATAAATTGTTCGGCTTTAGATTCCGAATTATACTTTTCATTTATAAGATATTGGTATAACTTTAATTCTTTTGATAATTCTTTTTTAGAATTAAAAAATTCTTTTAATATAGTTTCTGCTACAGATTTATTAGATGATAATATTTCGGATGTAACTTGTCTTACAAGTAATTCAAAAATGAATCCTGTGTTTTTAAACTTTGAGTGTTTTATTTTTTTCATCAATTTATACAATTAATCAGATATAAATATACTTTTCTGTTGGTTTATTGCTTTTTTGTTAAATCCTCTGTCAAAATTGTCTTTTTATTTCCATCCATATCTTTAAATATTTCTAAATAGGGAATTTTTCTTGCTTTGTATTTAACCGAACCTTCTTTTGCTTTAAGGGTTTTAATTCCCAATGGGTCTCTACCTTCTGGGTGGTCATCTTTTCCATATCTAACCGGATCTTTAGGTCTACCAACGCCATCTTCTTCTAATTCTGCTTTTAATCTGTTTAATTCTTCTTCCACATTAGTAGGTTCTTCAGTACCAGTTTCTTTTGCCGGGTCAACACCTTGTGTTTCAATTGATGTTAAACGGAATGCCTGTTTGGTATCTTCCAGTATTGCTAAAGTTTGTTGGTCTTGTTCATCTTTTGCCATACCAACTATCGCCTCATACATCCACTCTTTAGAAAACATTTTAGTTTGCTGCATTTGTTGAATCAATTGTACTTTTGCATTATATAATTCAACTTTTTCTTGTTCGTATATTTTTGATGGAATAGTAAGTTCTAATGAAAAATCTGTCAATCTATCATCATTAATTCCTTGTGCATATAAGTGAACTATTGCAATTTTTGTAAGTTCCGATACTAATACTCTTTGTATTCTTTCAATTGTTTTTGCAAATCTTACATCTTGTGCGGCAAGCGTTGCTTTACCATTTACATCTTCTTCATATCCTAAAAATGCTTTTGGTATTTGAAGTGATGCCAATAATTTATTTTTTAAGTAATTTATATCATCAATCATATTATATTCCAACCCCTTCAATGTATCAATTGAAGTGCCAGTATCGCTACCACGAACAGGCATATAATAATCTTCAATAAGGTTTTGTATATTATATTTTAAATTGTATTCACCGGTTCTTTCATCAACAAACGGAACTTTTTTGGAGTTGTTGATAATTTTTTGCATATAGTTATCAACCTCATTTGGTGGTATATTACCAACATCAACTTTAAAAATTCTTTTTTCAGGAGCTCTCATTACTCTATGAATTAGCATTGCATCTTCCATAAGAGATAATTGCTTCCAAACCCTTCTACCACCTTCAATCATAGCTTTACCATAAGGAAGGAAATTTGCATCACCATTTAAACGGAAGTGGGCTATTTCATAGTTTTCGTATTCTTTCTTTGCTGTTTGTCCTACTGCATTATACGGATTCTGATATGGTGCATATACGAACTTCACTCTCTGTGGGTTTGTTGGGTCAAATCCTTCAATTCTACTCATTTCATATGTAGATAATGGTAGAACATTTACAATTCCCAAGTTTTCTGCCATCTCTAGTTGTAAATAGAAATCACCATACTTTACCAAATTCCTAGTCCACATCCAAAGATTATGTTCTACATTTAGAATATCATAAAAGAGATTCTCAAGTATTTGTTTTATATTATCATCTTCATGATGGATTTTTAAAACATTTCCGAATTCATTTCTTGCAGTACATTCATCTGAATATGTGTTAAGTGCCGCTGAAATAATTGGATCCATATCCATTGAGTCGTAATCTCTAAAAAGGTCAATACGAACTTGTTGATATGCTAATCCAGATTCTACTCCACCTGCATAATTTGAAACCTTTAATTTCATAAAACGATCAACTAGATTGGTGGTCATCGATTGATACTCATCGGTATCAACGACCTTTACACCCTCTGGGGTTTTACGAATTATGGTGTTTGTTGAAAATAGTTTTTGTAACCTACCAAATATTGATTTATCTGCCATTTATATAAAATTTTTTAAAATATACGAAAATTTTTTGGATTTACCAAATTACCACTTACGGCAGCTCCAATATCTTGCTTTCCATCTTGGACCAGGACTATCACAATTGTGTCTAGCTCTGAAAGATTTTCTTCTTTCTGGATTTGATTTTTTAATTCTCATATTTGGATCACCAAAGTTTACCTTAACGACATTACCACTATCATTCTTTACATAAACTTTAAATTTTTTAACATCACCTTGCATTGGTTTACCCAACTTAACTGTTCTTCCCTGATACTCTGCTTCCAACAAACATGGACACGTTGCTTCATTTAATTGCGTTGTATATTCTCTCATAAATGCAATAAAGTCCACATGGTCATCGTAATTATCAACATCATATTCTAATGGTTCTACTCTACCATAATTTATTTCACTATCCTTATCTCTTCTTTCAGGATGGTCAGTTACATCGTGATTCATTTCTTTTTTTAGTTTCATATTATTTTCTTTAACTGGTACACAATTCGGAACCATTTTACCATTTTTTTCTTTCATTCCAACTTGCTGATATCCGTCCCAACATCCTTCATCTAATTGAACACTTTCTTTACAAGTTTTCCAACCACCACCTTTTCCTTTATAGTTTTTTGCTGCCCAACCATTTGCATATGCGGATGGATACACATCAAACTTACTTTTTGCTGCTGCTTTTGATGCTGACCATTTGCCTGGATCCGTAGGGCAATTCTTTTCTAAAAATAAATTTAACTTTTCTTCTATGTTCATAGTTTCATTTTTTGGTTTTGTTGAAACATATATTGGAGTTTTACCCTGTCCTTTACTATCACTACCACCTCGTCCTGCGTCGTTTTGTGCAGCTCTTTTTCTACGAGTTGCGGATTCTTTTTCTTTCTTACTCATTCCAGCAGCTTTGGCTGCAGGTACACATTTTGCATAACCACTTTTTTCTCCAGAAGTTCCACATGGTGGGTGTTTGCCATCGACCTTTTTACCGATGTTTACCCATTTTTCTTTAAACCACTTATCTAAATCTTCATTCATTGGGTTATTATCAATACCACATTTGTGACATATGTACTTATCCTTTCCACCATCTGATATATCCCAACTATGTCCACAGTCGCATATAACTTTGCTACCTTCAACTTTTTCGTTTAATATATCTTTTAGTTTTGTCATTCAACTTATAAATATAAGATTATCCCAATAACCAATGTAAATTCTCTATATCCCCCTTACCAATATCCATTTCATATGGATTTTGTTTTAAATTTGAATTTTGAGTATATACACCTTCGTATTTTTTTACCTGCGAAGACCCCAACATTGCTTTTGTTAAATCAATTCCCTCTTGTTTCAATCTTAATGCAGTGTTTCTTACCCATAAACCTATACATAACGCCATTGTAAGGTCATCATTATATCCTTTCATTGCTTCTGCTCTACCTCCACTCCAAATAAACGTAAATAATTCCTCTATAAGACGAGATGAACGAATTAGAATTTCTTTTTCGTTTATATATGTATCCAATGCGGATATAATAAGTGGTCTTGTTTTAGATGTGGTTGAGAATCCAGCAACCATTTGTCTTTCATCTCTATAATATTTGTTAGACATTTGCTTTTCAACATCTACATACTTTAAATCGTTACTCATATAAAATAGGTTTTGATATTGCCTATCTATTATTTGTTGAATAGTTGCCCAACCAACATTTGAGTTTTCCACTACTAATAGTGCATTATTGTATTCCGTTGCCAATGCTGTTAGGAAGTTTCCAAAATCTTTTGTTTCTATTTTTCCTCTATATTCACCAACTTGCGAACAATCCTCAATATCTATAATTTGTGCAGTAGAATAATCCGAACCATCACCACGAGCAACGTCGGCTACAACCATATACTGTCTATTGTAGTTCGGATGTTCCCATATCCAAAGGTTTCCATCGAATCCTCTCTTTTCTACAGGATCCATAACATATGTATCTTTATACCACATTAATAATTGTGGGTCTATAACGGTATCTCCCGATCCAACGAAGTCACAATCACATTCTTGCGATGCACCTTTTATACCCAAAATACGGGTTTGTTCATCTCTCCATTGTTGATTCCTTTCTGGGTGAACAGTCCAATGTAATTTTATAGTATTAAACCCATTTGAACCATTTTCACCTTCTACCCACATTTTATGGAACCAGTTACCAACACCATTCGGTGTAGATAATACAACGGCAGAACCACCCGTTGATAGGGTTGATTGTGCGGATAACCAAATCTCATCAATATCTCTAATGAATGCCGCTTCATCCACAACCAATAGGGATAGGGCTTCAGAACGACCTGCATCGGGTGAAGATGCGATTGCTTTTACTTGAGAACCATTTTTTAATTTAAGGGAAAGTTTATTATCTTCAACCGAACTATTACCACCATCTCTCAACCAAACAGGAAGTAAATCATGCATTACCCTCACTTTTTCTACAAGGTTCTTTGCTACTGTCACTTTTGTTGCGATAACCAATGCATTGAAGTCTTGGTTAAATAACATTTTCCAAAGTATAAAACCGGCTGAAAGCGTTGATAGTCCAAGCTGTCTACTTTTAAGAATAATATTAAAACGATTATCTTTGAAGTCGGTTAAACATCCTTCCTGAAAAGGATAAAGGTGAAAGGGAATTTTTCCTCTCACCGGATGCTGAATTACACAATATTTTTTCATAAAGTAAATGGGGTCTTGTCCACATTTACGATATTCTTCAGCGATTATTTCTTTAAGTGTTTTCTTTGGTTGTCCTTGAACTCCCATTACTTTTTCAATTTAATCTTCCAATACATACCGGCATTGATATATGGTGATAAATCGTTTTGTAAATTCAAAACACCTATATTTGCTTTATATAATTTATCTGATTTTGTTTTGTATAGAACCCCTGTTCCAACTCCTCTAAAAATTTCTGCCTTATCAAAAGTACCTTCAAATCCAAAATATAATTGCCTTTTTGCAGGTTCTTTTAAATATATTGTTTCGGTAATTAATCTTTCTTTTACATTTGCTTTAAATGTTCTATGTGCTATTTTATTTTGACTTATAGTATCTTGTATAAAAACAAATCCTAAACTATCATCCAATTTTAATGTATCTTTGTACACATTTTTAGCAAAATAATTTTTTATAATTGAAAGTGTATCAATTGACATTGGAATTTGTACATAAATCGTTGTATCGTGGTAAATATCTTTTCCAGGTCTATCTATGAATATTTTTTTAATTATTTCTAATGTATCAATCTCATGTTTAATAACTTGATATGGTTTTCCCCCAACTCTAACAATTCTTGTTTTCTCATTTTTACCTGCACATCCATTGTATCTACTGAATACCAGTATTGCCAACAATATTAGAATTATTATATTTCTTACATTTAGTAAAGATTTCATAATTATTTATTTTTTAATTAGTTCTGGTCGTTTTAGTTCTATAAATTTTTCTTCAAGTAATCTTTTTCTTTCTAATAAAAGTTCTATTGCTTCATATGAATTATCAATATCACTTTTCAAGTCTTTTCGTACTTGTTCAATATCCACTTGCCAATCCCAATTTTCAAGTCTACCATCTTCGGTTACGGTTTGAAAATTAGTTTTAAGTGATTTTAAACTATCTTCGCATTTTTGTTTAAAATCTCTTATAAATCCCAATTTATTTAATGTTATTTTATAATCTTCATAAAAATTAAAAACACCATCTGCTTTTAATTTTGTTTCAAATTTGGCCAAACAAGTTATACAATATCCAGTTTTAACTATTAACTTTTTATCGGCTTTACTATATTGCTTTGTTTCACAAGTTTCAGAATGACAAGTACTCATTTTTTGTAAAAACTGTCTAACATCATCCATTTGGCTTACTGATACTTTAAACCCATCCTTTTGTTCCCACTCTTTACCTTCGGAATCGGTCCATCTTTCACCTACTTCTCTTTTTGTAACATCTTCTGCTTTTTCATAACCAAAAACCCTTTGAGTATTGTCTTCTCTTCCAAATACCGTATCTATGATTAATTTACGGGATTTATGCATTCCTTTTGATTTATCATCAAAACTTTTTCTTTTTGCCATACTAATTTTTTTTTGTAACTAATTGTTTCCTAATATATATCAAAATTATTCGTAAAAAATACCAAGCAATTGATTGAGGGGTGCGAATGTGCCAGTTAGTTTATATGTTTTTCCATTATAAAAAAACACCAAACCTTCCGATGCAACTATTCTATTTATTCCACCCAACGAATTTAATCTTGCAAGTTCACTTTTGAATTTTGCTATTTTTGATGTATCTGTTGATGTTTTTATTTGCGATGCAACTTGTTTCAACTTATCTTTCATCGCTCTTATTGCTTTATTTGGATGAACAGTCAAAACACTACTAACAAACTCTAAAACATCTGCACCCACTCCCAAAAATATCTCTTCAAATGGTCGCATGTTATCCTTCTGTTGCTTTGGAACATTGACCTTATCATTATCCATTGCCCACTTTTGTATTTCTGGATTTGATATCGTATTCAATCTGAATGATTTATCTCCGAATGCCCATCTTCTTACTAATGCTTCTTTTGTTAATTTATCAACTTTTGCAGGCGATTTTGTATCTATAAAATTTTCCCACCAATGTTGATGATATACCGCCATAGTATCACTATCACCACATCCAAATTGATTTTGTAATTTAGAAAGTTTAGATACATATTTTCCTTTCTTTGAACTTAAATTTTCATTTTTTGGAATTTCCGTTACAGGAGGACCTTGTATAGTATACTTTGATTGTACATCTGCGTTTACTTGCTTAATCATTCCTGCTAATGTTCTTGCTGCACTTTGATCAGCACCTACTGCTACCCCACTTTCATCATAACAAGTTGTATTATGAAATATCAATAATGCTTGTCCGTATGGTATAACATTTACAGATTCTGGCCAAATTACCTCTATGTTCATAAAACACGTTCCTTCACCAAAAATCTTCTCTCTTTGCTTTTCGGATAATCCACTAATTGCAGCGGATAAATCTCTCATTGCAAAGTTATATGCATCCGTTAACCCACCTCTTCCTGCAAATTTTGATGCAACATCTTCAATGCCCATTGCATTTGCACCTGCGTTTGCTAAATGTCCTTTGTTCCTAGCTGCAATTAATCTTCCGTTTTTCCAGCTGATTGCCAATGCCTGTCCATCTGTTTTTTCTCTAACTACTCCCAAATCACCATCGAGTGCACGGGAAATAATATCTTTAAGTTGCCCAAATGTTAAATCCATATCATCAAATGGATGACTCATATGTCCATATGCACCACCTTCTAATAATAATTCTTCCTTTATAAATTTGGTTGGAGTAAATTCTACTCTAGGTAGATTATCAATTGAATATGTAACTACCCTCTCATCACCATCTTCATCTCCAAATATTGCATCGGCTTTTGGGAAATCCGTTTGAGTATATCCGCCATTTGCATACCAATCTTCACCTTTATCTGAATTTAATTTTCTTTTTTTTCCCTTTGCTATAAATGAACCATCTGGAATATCTGCCGTATTTGCTATTGCCACATTACTAACTTCTTTGAGTGCAGTTTGAATATTCAAATCCTTTTCCATTTGAGTAATCTCATCATAATCCATTGCACGTAATTCTTTAGCCACAGCTTGAGGATTTGCCGGTATATTTACTCTACCGAAAAGATATGCGTTTATTCTTTTTCTAAAAGTGGAGTTTCTATACAATTTCATTATATTTGCAAGATGTAAATCACCTCTGCCCATCTCATCTACTTTACGAAATGTAGTTGCCTGTTTTCCATTGATTGTTGGCATTCCATGTGGGTCTTGTCCAATATTTTTAACTTGTACTTTTTTGTTTTTAAATTTACCCATTAAAACGGTATCACCCTTATCAATATCTACATTAATATCTTCATTATAAATTTGTTTATTAATTCTACCATATTCTCTCATTAAGATTCCTGCTACAGCGTGTGCATTGTTTTCTATTGGAGAACCATCTGCACCATCTTTCATTGGATTTTTGACTAATCCTAACTCATCTTGCTTTCTATGAACCATCTCATGTGCAAGTGTTCTTAATATATCTGCAGTTAATCTGCCTTCCGTTGCAACATATATTTCTTTTGATATTGGATCAAATCCACCTAAACTGGTTTTTACTTCCGCGAATTCTCTACCACCAATTAAACTAATTTTTGGAGTTTCTTTTAATTTTAATCTTTTTGTTGCAAATTCTACAAAATGTTGAATAGATTGTTGTTTTGTTTCTGAAAGGTTTTCTCTTAACAAATCTGCAGCATCTTGCTTTGGTTTGTTCTTTTTATAATCTTGTATTGATTTTAATAATTGTTCATCGGATAGTTGATATGTTTCCATTTTTTCAACAACCTTTCTCATAAAGTTTACAATAAATTTATTGTTATCATCAATTTCCTCATTAATCATTTCCAAAATACCACCCGTAGCCGTTGATAGTGCTGCTCCACCACCTGCGGCTGAAAACGCACCTAACCCTAATGTTTCCAATGTAGCATGTTTGGCTATATCTTTACCCAAATGTGCAGCAAAACCGCCTACACCATGCGTAAATGCTCCTACTGCACCACTTCCCGCCGCACTCAATGCTCCCGCTGCACCCTTTCCTGCCATCACCGCTTTAACACCAGCAACACCTGCACCACCCAATGCCATTGAACCCAATAACAATGCGGAATCCAATGCAAAGTGTTTTATATGTTTTATTTGTTCTTTTCTTTTATCATCACTATATTCCCACTTTCCTGTTTCTTTATTTTTGGTAGAACCAATTTTTTGCCCACTTGCCAATGCTTTCACTGCATCAACGGTTCCGCCAACCATCTCTGCTTTGTGTTCTGCCCAATGTTTTAATCCCTTACCAAATTTTTGAATGCCTGATTTGATATTTCCCATAATCCCTTTTCTTTCAGCAGATTGTGGGTTATTTACTTTATCAATTGTTTGATTATCTTCTTTTGATAATTCTTTTCTTGCAGTATCTAATGTCTGTTTTACTTTTTCTGCATTTTTATCTTTTGGGCCGGTTTCTGCTGCGGATTTATAATCATTACCACTTAATTTTCCAGGAGGTGGTGGTCCTTCTTCACCAGCTGCAGATGCTCCCATATCGGTTTTACCTTGTTGTGTTTGTCCCTTTTTAACAGGTTGACCTGGCATTGCCAAATCAGGCTTGCCGTCACTTTTTTTCACAACGGTACCTGGTTTCATTCCAGGAATTGTTACATCCGGTTTCTTTTTAGGTTCATTTGCCGGTGCATCTTTTGGACCTGCTATTTTTGCAGCCTGAATATGTGCAGGATGATCCTTTGGTAATCTTAATGCATCTCTTGCTTTTATTTTTTTCTGTTTTCCTTTGGAATTTACATATGAAATATCTACATCCAATGCTTTATTAGGTCCTGCTTCACCCAAATAGTTTTCAATAAAATCATTGAATATTTCTTCGGCTGCAATTCTACCTATCAACTCATTTATAGGGTCATAAACATATTCATCATCCGTTGTTGCTACTGAACGGATTTCTTTATTTTTGTCTTGAATCTTTTTGACATCTTCTTTAGATGGATAACCTTTTATAAAATTCTCATTAAGTTTTCCTGTTATCATTTTGAATATCTCTTTATCAAATTTAGGATATGCTTTAAGAAAAAACTTTTTAGCTTTTTCTTCATCACCGCTTCCCAAGTTATTTCTAACATCGGTTCCACTTATTGGATTCGATTCAGCAGGTACAGCGTATACATAACCAATTTCATCATAACCATATCCGGCTTTACCCTGATATGGTTTAAAGTATTTACCTTGCAATCTTGTTGCATCTTTTTCTCCAACTGCTGCAATGTATTGTGTAGTTTGTCCATCAAACTTTTTAAGTATTTCTACAGGTTTATATGGATTTTTAATTTGAACAAATCTGTTTGAAGGTACTCCAAACATTGTAGTTGCAATCTTTTTCTTTTCCGAAAAACCAAAAGGTGATTTTTCACCTGATGTATCATTTGATGTTCCTATGTAAACATTACTTTCACCAAACTTTGATACTAATTTTTTATAAGAGGCATAATGTCCTTTGTGGAATGGTTGAAATCTTCCAGAATAAACAACTACGATTTTCTTTACTTGTGGTTTATCTACTTCGTTTATTAAATTCATACATATAAATATCCTAAAAAGTTAGAAATTTTTATAAACAAACGGATCTCTCTTTTTTAATTCTTCTAATTTCTTTTTAAATCTTTTTTTTCTCTGTCTTTCTTCCCATAATTTTACGAAAAAAGATATTACTGGCCACTTTTTCATAGTTTTTAATTTTTATAATATAATTCAGGATATTCCACTAAACAATGTACTCCCCCCTCACCAATAGCATATTCGTATGATGTATAAATATCTAATGGAGTTTTTAAATCGTGAAATTCTATGTTTTTACACATAGATTTAAATTCTTCAAAATAGTTACCTTTATGTTGGTGACCCGGATCTAATGGTTTATCGGAACCTTTCCCCAATCTGATTATTATGTTTGCCTTTTGTCCGGTCATCAATTCGTATTTATCTATGTGATTTATCAATTGATTTGCTGCACATATAATAAAATCCCATCTTGGGTAAAATGTAATAACCGTTTTTCCGGTCATTGCAATTCCTAAACTCATTCCCATTTGCGTTTCTTCCATAACAGGGAGCTCCACCATTTTTTCTTTTGGTACACCATTTAAAGTTGTACTCATAGGATTTCCGGCATATACTATTTGTTGTCCAATAAATATAGTATCTTCTTTTTGTGCTAAAACCTCCATTACATTTGATAATGCATCTTTATACGGAGTATATTCTGGCTTACTCATTATGGTTTTGAATTTGGGTTAAATAAATGTTTGTTTGATTTGTACCAATTAAGTGCATCTTCCAATCCACTCTTTAAATCATATTTTGGTTTCCATCCCAATTTAAGAAGTTTTTCGTTAGATAATAATCTAGTCGGTATCATTGGTGCTTTATTAGTAACATATTCAATTGGATTATCATTATTATCAACCTCTTTAATGGTATTTAAAACCTCATTAACACTATATCCACTACCATAACACACATTGTATATATCGTAAGTATCTACGTTTTCAGCAACACAAATAAATCCACTAACCATATCATCAACATGAATTACATCTCTGATTTCGGTTCCATCACCCCAAACTGGTATTGGGTTTAATCCATCTGCCACTTTCCGTATATTTGCCGGAGTAACATGGCATTTTTCGTAATCGTATTTATCATTTGGGCCATATGCATTGGAAGGTCTGATGATAACACATTGCATTGGATTGTGAATGTGGTTGGATAAGAAATCACAAAGTGTTTCACCATATCGTTTCATATTACCAACTGCTTTGTATGCGGGATATATGTTTGGAGTTTGTACTTCCATATCTTCCGTACAATATTCACCACCTATATTTGGGTAAACCGTATTTGATGATATAAACATAAATTTGCCAACGTTATTTTTCCAACATTGTTCCATTAAGTTTACATTCATTTCCACATTTTGTGTAACATGTAATAACGGATTTACTTTTGTATCTAATGCGTTTGTAGTATTTGCTGCGCAATGAAAAACAACATCCACTTCTTTGGATATTATTTCACAAAATTTAGCTTCGGTCAAATCTCCTTTGTAATGTTCAAAATTACCCTTTACTTCTGGAATATCACTAGTTAAATTTCGTTTGTAAGTAACTGCTCTAATATTCGTATATCCCACTTCTATTAATGATTTAAGTAATCTGGATCCTATAAATCCACTTGCACCTGTTACCAATATTTTATCTGTTTTTTTCATAAAATTTATATGTTTTTTTAATTCCTTCTTTTATTCCCATTTTTGGTAAAATCTTATATTTTATCTGCTTTGATATATCCATTTGCCTTCTTTTATCTCCATTTGGTTTGGATGCATCCCAATTTATATCAATTTTTTTACCACTAACCTCTACAACCATTTCTATAATTTCTTTTATAGTTACTTCTTCGCCACATCCAAAATTT